AACATGACTGAGGTTTCAGCTGAAAAAGCTGCAAAGTCAAGGAATGGAGAACTTACAGAAACTGGAGGAGTTAAAGCAAAAGAATTATAATTATTAATTATTAATACAAAAAAAAGATGAAAAAAAGAATTTTATATTCAATTTTACTTTTGCTATTCGTAGGATTAGCAGGGGGTTTTGCTACTTCTGATATGGAAGGAACAGCAAAAAAAGACATTACATTAGCAGTTGTTGCTATTGGTAGTATTGCAATTACAAGAGAAGACGGAGTTGCAGGAGCAGTTATTTTTGATAATGTTATTGAGGACTGGGTTGGTGGTGCTACATTAGGTAGAACACGATTACCGTCTGGTAATACCCAAGTTTTAGGTGGTGCATTATTATATATTGAAAATGGGTTAGCAGAAGTCATAAAAACAGCCACAGTAGTAGCAGGAAGTACAACCACAGCCGTAAAAGTAAAAAAACAACACCTATATAAGGTTAGTGATATTGTGATGTTAGCAACTGGGGGGAGAGCTTCTGAAATAACAGCAATTGACACAAGTCATGCAGATTATGATGTTTTCACGATTGCAACATTAGGAAGCACACCGTCAGCAGATACCGTATTAGTTGAAGCAGCAGCGGTTACAACTGGTTCGGATTCATCAGCAAAATATACAGCAAATGCAGTATTAAAGAACACGGAAAACACCGAGCGTGCTAACCCAAATGCAAGCGGAGTTGTAAGAGGTTCGGTCAGAAGTGAGGCGTTGCCTTATGGTGCATTTTCGGGCGATATAACAGCCCTTAATTTAATCAGATTTGTATAATCAAAAAAAATAAAAAATCATGGAAAAAAGTTTAATAAACGAAATAACGCAAAAAGGTCTTGACACCTATTATAAGGCAAGAACCTTTGAAGCAATGTACTGGCCATTATTTTTCCCTTTAAAAAACGTATTATCGTTAGATGTTACAACTTTAATTGGGGAGCAAGGCGGACGTGTTGCAGCGGACGTAATAGCATTTGATGCTTCTGCACCTTTAAAAACAAGACAAGTAGTTGCAAAAATGAAAGTTGATATTCCTAAAATTGCAATGAAAAGAAAAATGTCTGAAAAGGATATTTTAGAGTATAGAATTTTGTCAAGTATGGCAGACGGAAATGAGAAGCAAATCTTAGATTTAATCTATGATGACTTGGATTTTGTTGTACAGTCTGCAAATGCACGTTTAGAATGGTTAGCATTAACTGCAATTTCACAAACGAAAATCATACTTTCATCTACTAATAACAATTGCATTATCAAAAGGACAAATTCTTAAATATCAATTAATGGATAAAACCACTTTTGATATTGTAACTGCATCTACTGAAATGCAAGAGTTTGTAAAAACTTATGGACAAATAACAGCATCTGGAGTTACTCCATTTTTGTCGTTAGATTATGTAAATGCAGCCTTAAACGCAGCAGATTTACCACAAATTAGAGTGATTAACCAGTCTATTGGTATTGAAGGTAAAAATGGAGTGATTACAAAATCTAATCCATGGAATACTTCTTATGTTACATTTGTAACTGAAACTACATTAGGTAGTATGCTTAACGGCCCCATTGCAGAAGAGTTAATGCCACCTAAAAATGTGATTCAATCAAAAGCAGGTAATGTTTTAGTAACAAAATACTCATCTGTTGACCCTGTTGCTGAATTTACAAAATCAGAAGCAAACTCATTTCCTGCATGGAAAACAATATCTGAATGTTATTCACTTAAACGTGATGCAACATCTTGGAGTTAAGCTATGACTGTATTAGAAGCATTAAATATTGACGTTGGAAACGAAGCCTTATCAAGTAAGAATCTTATTTTGATAGGGCTTGACCCAGTTACTGCTTTTAGTTCTGATAATAATTCAGAGGTTGAATTGGCAAAAGCCTATTGTTTCAAAAGTATTGCTACTTCTCCTGATTTTAGTGAGGACGGTTTACAAATTACTTATGATAGAAAATATTTAATTGAAGAAGCAAATAGAATTTTTGAATTAAACAATTTACCTGATGAGGTTATCGGAAGTGGAAAGCCTGAAATTTCTAATAAAACAGGACTATGGTAGAACGTTATCCACATACTTTTACATTAAAATTGCTTGGTGCATTGGTTAAAGATGCACAGGGCAATACATCTAATAGCACAACTATTATAGAATTAACAGTTAAAGGTCGTGCAAAAGTAGCAGGATTAGGACAAAACACCATACTTGCAGAAAATGGAGATGTAACACCATTTTCACATACAATTACATTTCCTTTATTTGATGAAAATTTTGATAATGGTATGGTAATTTGGCAAGGTAAAACATATAGTATTATTAGATTTAGAAAGTATCAAAACAGATGTAAAGTATGGGTTTAACTCCTTTGTTTACACCGAGATATGTTCAAAACATAATGAAAGATTATGTTGCTGAAAAAATTAATAAAGAAATTGCTATTTTAATAAGAATAGGCGAGGAATTTGTTAATAAGGCACGAACAAAAGGAGAGTATATGGACGATACTGGCAATCTAAGAAGTTCAATCGGATATATACTTATAGATAACGGCAAGTAACGATGCAGATGGCAAAATAGCAGCAATGGACTATGCAAATCAAATCAAATCAAAATATAAAGGTTTGGTTTTAATAGGAATTGCAGGAATGGAATATGCAGCAGCGGTTGAAGCTAAAGGATATGATGTTATAACAGGTTCAGCACCAACAAATGAAATAATGCAAAATGCGTTTAAAAAGTTTTTATGATAGCAGATTTTGAAATATTAGGTAAGTTTTACGAATTATTAAATGTTTCATCAATAACAGATATTATTGATGGAGCAATTTGGAAAATTGTTAAACCAGTTGGTCGTGAATTTGAGGATATTGTTATTAATAGTTTGACAAATGACAATACCAATAATGGACACATGAACACAGGAGTTATTAATATTAATTCATTTACTTTTGAAACGGCAGGGCATACTCCCGATACATTAAGAATGCAAACAATAAACAATGCTATAATTGCAGCATTAAATATGCAATTTGGAGAAGGTAATTTTGAAAGGTTAAATTTTAGAATTATATCACAAAAAACATTTAGAGATAATGATAATCCTTTAATGTTTTTTAGTAATTTAAAAATAAGTTATTCATTTAAAAATTAAATAATTATGAGTAAAAGTTCAGATATATTTGGAATTTCCAAATTAGAAATAGGAGACCCGGGCGATGGCATTATGGGTACTGTATTAGTAGAGTTTAATGATATTAAAGAAGGTAGTGCAACTTTGACATTACCAAAATCAGAAACAACAAAAATCTTTTCGGAAACACAAAGAAAAGCACCTTATAGGGTTGTTTCAAGTGGAACTACTGACGGCCCCATGTTGGCATTAGAGATGTTAGGAATCGACATGGACAAATGGATTGAGTTTTTAGGAGGTACTTATGCAACAGGCAAGTGGACAGCTCCAAAAACCGATGTTGATATTTATAAGTCAATTAAATTGACAACAAAACCAACAGACGAAGACGGAACGGTACTTGTTATTGAGATGCCTTATGCACTATTAACAGCAGGTATTGACAATCCATTAACATTTAACGACTTAACAGCAATTCAGGTTACAATGGAAGCACAAATCCCAGTATCTGAAGCAGGTGTTGAGGGCGATATTTTGACTATTGAGGAAGTATAATGAATGAAATTATAGGTAAAAAATTGGTAGATGCGGTTAATAATAACCCTCTACCAATTTCTATAACAAATGGTACTGAAACACGAAATTTTGAAATAAAACAACCTACATTAGGATTGTTAATTGAAACATCTGGGATATTAGTAGAAATTGGCATTACTGAAATAAAAGATATTTTTGAAGGTAAAGATATTTTTAAATTTATTTCAAATCATGGAAATAAAATTATTAAGGTAATTGCAATGATATTGGAAGAAAAAACCAAACCTACTGATGAATTAATTGCATTTATTAAAGGTGGTCTTACACCTTTTGAAATGTACGATGTTTTGGTTAATATCACAATGCGAATAGGAATACAGGATTTTCAGAAGTCTATCATTGGAATAGTTCCGATGAGCCTATTAAATCAGGAGAAGATAATAGACCTGATGTAAAAAATCCTTTTAATCCATTTGAATTTATAGGAAGTTATATGAATTATTTCGGTATGAATTATCAGGAAATTATAGATAGTCCGATGCAAAGATTATTATTGCTTTCAAAAAGTATTCCAAAGGCAGAAAAATCACAACCAAAAGAAAAAAAGAAAAAAAACATTTTAGATTTTGCCAAAGAAAACAACCTTTTAAAAAAATAAAATATGTCATTAGTTACAGGAAATAAAGGTTTACATTTCGCTACATCTATTAATAATAGTGGATTACAGCAAGGTGTTGTATCTGCTCAAGGTATTTTAAGAGGTTTTGCAAGTAACATAGACAAAATGGACGTTTTCGCAGGTTTGACAATGGGCGGAGCTTATGCCTTTAGTTCTATTGCAACCAATGCTTATAACGCATCAAAAGCCTATGAAACGTCTATGAAGGAGATTCAGACTATTTCTGAAGCCACGCAAGAGGACTTTGAAGCAGATGAGCTTGCAAAGGCGTTTTATCAAATTGCATCGGCAGGATATGACGGTGCAGAGGGTTTAAATTTATTAGATATTTCTGCAAAGGCAGCAATTGGTGGCGTTACAGATGTAGAAACAGCAGCGGACGGTATAACAACTGCAATGAATGCGTGGAAAATTTCCTCAGACGGTGCAGAAACAATAACAGACCAACTTTTTAAAACTGTAAAACTTGGTAAAACTACATTTCCTGAATTATCAAATAATCTTAGTCAAGTTGCAAGTATTGCATCAAGTGCCGAAATTCCATTAAACGAAATATTAGGAGCTATTGCAACACTAACAAAACAAGGAGTACCAACAGCACAAGCGTTTACACAAATAAAATCTGCAATATTATCAACAAACGATGTTTTGGGTGATGGTTGGTCGAAAACTATGACTTTCCAAGAGGGAATGAAAGCTATGGCGGACGAAGCAGGAGGTTCACAAACCAAGCTAAAAGAAATGACAGGGCGTGTTGAAGCTATGAATGGAGTTTTAGGACTTACAGGCAAAAACGCTCAAATGGCAGCAGACGACCTAAAAGGTGTTACAGATAGTGTAGGAGCTGCAGGAGCTGCATTTGATACAATGGTTGCAAGTGCTGATAATCAAAGTAAACTTTTAGCTGCAAATATAGAAGCTGCATTTAAACCATTAGGAGACTTTATATTAGAATCTTACAAAGATATTTCTGTTTTCTTAAATGAAGCATTTGAAAATGGAGACATAGAAAAATTTGCTAAATTGGTGGGGGTGGCTGTTACTGCATTAATTACTTACAAAACAACTACCGCTTTAACGTCTGTTTCTGTAATGGATATGAAACGTGCATTAGTAACAGCACGTAAAGCGATGCAAGCATTAAATTTGGCATCAAAAATGAATCCGTTCGGTTTGTTAGTTGCAGGAGTAACCGCAGCAGTAACAGCTTTAGTGTTGTTTAATAACGAAACTGATAGGACGGAAGAGAGTATTGCAGCATTTAATACGGAGTTAAACAAGGAACAAACAGAATTAAATAATATTTTTGAAGCCTTAAAAAACACATAAAGATTTAATTGATACTATTAATACACAATATAAAGATTATTTACCTTATCTTTTGAAAGAAAGTAGTAGCTTGGGTGATATAGAAACGGCTCAATTAGGAGCAAATCTTGCATTAGAAAAAAACATTGCCTTAAAACACAAAAAAGAAGCCGTGGATCGTGCTATTGGTGATTATGTTACTAAAAGAGCATCTGTAACAAGTAAAATTCTACAATTAGCAATTAAGGACAATAAACATCTAACCGCACAGGCAGGTAAAGAATTAAATACAATTATAGAAGAATCAATAAAAGGTGGGAAGACTGGATTAGTCGATTTCATCAAAAAATATGATATAGGAAGTAATTAAAAAAGAAGAGGTTGAGGAAGATATTATTAAGCCAAAAACACCAACCACCCCCACAGAGCCAAAAGAAGAGGTTAAACAACTAAACTATTATGAAACCTTAAAAAGTGCTTTAAGTGATGCAAAAAGTACTTTAATGAATTTGTCAGATGTTCAGGAAAATGCAAATGTTCACTTAATTGAGCAACAAAAAAATATCATTAAAAATATTGAAGGACAAATAGAAGAAGTTAAGCAAGAAGAAGTAACCGAAAGTCTTAATTATTATCAAAAATTAAAACAAAATTTAATTAAAGAAGAGCAAAACTTATTAGATTTATCTGGACAATCCGATGCAATAGACCAAACAGCTATTACAGCACAGCAGCAACTTATTGAGGGAGTTAAACTTCAAATAAAAGAACAAGAAAAATTATTAGGAATTAACCAAAAAAAAATAATTCCTGAAAAAATTAAATTAAGTGAATTATCACTAAAAGAACTGTTTATCAAGCGAAAGGCAATTGATACTGAACTTGAGGGAGTTAAAGAAATTTCAGCAGAGTATAAGAAATTAAATAAAGAAAGGCACGAAGTAAATAAAAACATTGCAACATCACTACAAACATGGATACAAGAGGGTTTGTATGGGATGAGTACTATTGGAGACTCTATAAGTACAGTTAATGCAGAATTAGGCGAAACAATATCAGCAATTGCAGATGTAGGACAAGGAATAGCCACTGTTGTAACTGGATTAATTACAGGGGGCCCATTAGGAACTATTCAGGCAATAGTAGCAGGAATAAAATTATTTACTGATATAATTTCGGGTGCAAGACAAAAGGCACAACAGGAAAAAGCAGCCACAAAAGAAATTGAGAAACAAAATAAAGCATTAGAAAAACAATTAAAAATACTTGAAAAAACAAGAGGTACTGATAAATTAAAAGAATATAATAATACTTTGTCAGATATTGACAAGCAATTAGCAGATATAAATAAAAAGAAAACTGAAATAAAAACAAATATTATAGGTAGGGAGGAGTCTAATTTTTTTGGTACAGAAAAACTATCTAAATATGACAATGAAAAATTAGATGAGCAAGCGGCAGCTTTAGAGCAACAAAAAGAAGACTTAATAAATGAATTAAATGAGAAAGTAACAGGAACTACTTCTGATAGCATAACGAACAGTATTTTGCAGGGTTTTGCAAATGGTAAGTTTGCAGCGGAGGACTTCGCAGATACTTTTGAGGATTTAATGAAAAATGCAATGTTAGAAAGTTTCAAAACTAAATTTTTAGAAAAACAATTTGATAAGTTTTATGAATCATTTGGAGCAGCAGCAGAATCAGGAGGAGAACTTACTCCTACTGAAATGGAAGCGTTACAAACACAGTTTAATTCTAATATAGCAGAAGCACAGGCAGGGTTTGAAGCTATGGATAGTCTTTTTGAGGGTATGTTTGGAAGTGGAATAGCATCAGACCAAGAGGAAGCACAAAAACAAGGTTTAGCTGGCGAAATAAAAGCAAGTCTTACAGAAGAAACAGGAACAGTATTAGCAGGCACGATGAACTCTATTAGACTATTTGTAGCAACACAAAATAATACAGAATATAATAAAGAATTAGAAAAATTAGGAAATATAGAAGCATTATTACAAGAGCAAGTTGAATCATTAAGAAGCGGAGGAATATAAAATGCAAGACGTATTAATTAACGGAAATAATACAAAAATGTACGGTGTGAAAGTTCGTAAAATAAAGGGTGCATTTGATATGCCCGGACGTTTTGGAACTTATCACAGAGACTGGAAAGATACGGACGGAGTAGAAGCCTTTGTTGAACAAAATGATTTATATTTCAAACAAAGGAAAATCACATTAGATTGTATTTTAGAAGCTGATGATATTGGATTTTTTCAACAACAAATGGGTTTTTTTAGAGAATTAATTTATCAAAAAGTTTCAATCCAAACGCCTTATTCTTTGCATGAGTGCATTTTAAAAGATAATGCAAAAGTTAAGTTTATTAATGATAAATATGGGAACAATGTTATTGCAGAATTTTCATTAGTATTTAATGAAATTTCTTATAACTTTGGTGAAACTTTAATTCCTGATGAAAATGTTAGTAATAGTTTCTTTTGGATTGATAAGATAAAATTAAGTAGATTTGGAATAGTTGTTGAAAGTTCAGATGGTTTTCTTGATTTTCCAAAGATGAAAACAGATAACATAACAAGGTATTTAAGAGAATCCGACAGAGTAAACAAAAGAGGTGCAAGAAATATATCTTTGAAGTGTAGTTTATTTGCAGATAACATAATAGATTTAAGTACTAAATTTGCTCAATTTAATTCATTATTAGCAGCAGAAGGATTAAGAAAATTAATGTTACCAATTGAGGGTTTAGAAAAACCTTTTGAAGTTTTTGCAGCTAATGGATATAAGGTTACTAATATCATTCAGAATGATAATCAAATAGTTGCATCTTTTATAATTATATTTGAAGAGCCTGAACCAAAAATAGAAACTATTAATTTAACTATTTTGTTAGATACTAACGGAGACCCTATTTTAACAACATCGGGAGAGTTTATTTATATTGTAGCAGACAGAACAACTAATGAAAACAAAGATACTTATCTATTCACAGATGAAGAAGTAGGCGATAATACCTACCTATGGACTACTGAAGAATTAGATGATACAGACCCAAATTATAATGAGGAATCAAAAGAAATATATTTATTTACTAATGAAGAATTAGAAGAATGAAAGAATTAATAACAACAGATTTAGGCGGACAGCCTGTTTATTTTAAGGATTTTGAATTTATTCAGGAACAAATTAGAGAACTTGCAAAGACTTCTATGGGTCTTGAAGACAATAGTATAGTTACTTTGATGAATAAGGCTACAATTAATGTAAGTACAGACGGCTACACTATTGAAGTAGTTACGGAGGGTTGGGCATGGTATAATGGAGAAATGTTTTATGTTCCTGTACAGTCTGCAACTGGTAGCTCGCCAAATGTTGCAAAATGGAGAATTAAAGAAGAGTGGGACAGCAGAGGTTTGAAAACATTTAAAGATGAAACAGTAGGAGATAAAAACGTTTACCTTGTTAGAACTTTAGAACTTGGGTACTATTCAAGTGGTGCGGAGGGCGTTTTGTTTAGCACAACAAAATTTCCTCATGATTATTCGCCTTGGACGAAACTTACTTTAGGAACATACTGGGCAGATTTTACAACATTTACAGAATACCCGGGTTTTTGGTACAGAAAAAATGCACAAGGTCATTTGGAGTTAATGGTAGCTATCTATAACACACAGACCTTAGCATCATCTAATTATAGTACTATTGGGGTGTTGCCTGAGGGTTATAGACCTAAAAATATAATAAAGAAACATATTTCTCCTGATACTTATAGTTCTAATCATATTTATTGGTACTGGGTTATTTACCCAAGTGGAGAAATTACTTTTTATACCTCAAATCTAAATACGCCTGGGCGTATATTAGATACTTTCATAATTATTTTAGAACAATAATGAAAATATATAGAAAAAAAATACAATTAATTGATATTGAGTTAGATAATAGCTCAATATATAAATATACAATTATGGGTGATGAAATGTGCAACCTATCATTTGTATATGATTCTTATGTAGATTTTCAAATAGGAGATTATCTTGAATATGAGGGGCAAAGATATGTTATTAACACACCATACACCTTAAAGAAAATAGCAAATAATGAGTATAATTATAATATCAAATTTGAGGGAATAAAATATGAATTAAGCAAGGTTTTATTAAAATTAGATGGTGCATTAGAGTTTCCTGTTAATTTTACAATAGAACAATTATTAGACTTAGTACTAATTAATATCAATGAAATTTCTGATATAGAGTGGGTCAAAGGAGTATGTTCTATAACAGCTTTTAAAGATTTACAAATTACAAATGAAAATTGTCTTCAAGTTTTAAATCGTGTGTGTTTACTTTTTGATGTAGAATTTGAAGTTATACCT